CATTAAGGAAATCATGAGTAAAAACAACAAAAATAATCAAGATGCAGATGAAGCCTTTTTCTTCTGGGGTGATGATGACGCTAGTAAACAAGCTGCTAGTAATGCTTCTGCGGATTCTTTAGAAGAGTATACGGGAATACAGCACGCTAAAGCTGCGTCTGGTAGAGTGAGTTCTAGAACAGACTTTTCTAATATTCTTCCAAACGTATCTAGTCGTCCAGGAATGACTAAGACTGATTACGATTATTTTCGACCTCAAGAAGCAGTCCCTGAGCACTTTAAGGCAATCCTCAGAAGAGCAGATGATATTTATCAAAGGGTCGGTTTGGTTAAAAATGTTATTGATCTTATGGGAGATTTTGCTAGCCAAGGAATTATTGTATCTCATCCAAATAAAAGGATAGAAAGATTTTATCGTAATTGGTTCAAAAAGATTAATGGAAAAGATAGGAGTGAAAGATTTTTAAATAATTTGTATAGAACTGGTAATCTGGTCATCACTAGACAAACAGCTAAATTAGCAAATAAATCTATCAAAGAAATGTACAAAGCTAATGCTGCAGATTTTAGTGACAGAGATATTAAAAATCAAATGACTAATTTGGGTAGCAAAGAAATTCCATGGAAATACATTTTCATAGACCCTGTTTATATCGAAATAGCTGCTGGTCCGCTAGCTTCGTTTGTTGGTGGCAAAAAAGCGTACGGTTTAAAGTTGCCTGCACATCTTCGTAAAATCATCAATTCTCCCAAAAATGATGCAGAAAAATTTATGGTCTCTAAGTTGCCTCCAGAGGTCATAGAAGCTGCAAAAACCAGAAAACCATATTATCTTGATCCTAATAAGATCATAGTAAATCACTATAAAAAAGATGATTGGCAAACCTGGGCATATCCTATGATTTATTCAATCATGGATGATATTACGGTTTTGGAAAAGTTAAAGTTAGCGGATATGGCAGCACTTGATGGGGCTATATCCAACATTAGAATTTTTAAATTAGGTAATCTTGATCATAAAATAGCACCTACAAAAGCAGCTGCTTCTAAGTTGGCTTCTATTTTACAAAACAATGTTGGTGGAGGAACAATGGATTTGGTTTGGGGACCAGACATAGAGCTTTTAGAATCTAGTACTAATATTCATCAGTTTTTAGGAGAGGCTAAATATACTCCCCATCTTAATAACGTATATGCTGGACTCGGTATTCCTCCAACTCTTACAGGAACTTATGGCGCTGCTGGTACTACTAATAATTTTATTAGTCTGAAGACCTTAACTCAAAGATTACAATATGGTAGAGATATTCTTAGAAAATTCTGGCAAACAGAATTAGACATGGTTCAAAAAGCTATGGGCTTCAGATATTCTGCTCAAATAGAATATGATAGGATGGACTTAAGTAATGAAGAATCAGAAAAAGCCTTAATTGTACAACTAGTAGACAGAAACATTATCTCTAACGAATTTGCTCAGAAGAGATTTGGCGCTGATCCAGATTTAGAAAATGTTAGAATTAATAGAGAAGATAAGGCAAGATCTAAGAATCAAATGACGCAAAAATTAGGACCTTATACTTCAAATAATGACAATCTAAGTAAGGTTGCTTTGCAACTAGGCATTGCTACTCCTAATCAAGTAGGGTTATCTTTAGACTCTAAATTAGATGAAGAAAAAACATTGCTAGAACTTAAGCAAGAATTTGCCCTTCCGTCTAAACAAGCTAAAAAACAAGGAGTATCGGGAGAGGGAAGGCCAAAGAATAGCAAAGATACAAAAACTAGAAAAGAAAAGGAGTTTATCCCACAAACAGGAGCTTCTTTAATGATGCATAGCTTAAGTGCTCAGGATAAAATTGCTAATATCATCAATCCTATATTCTTAGACTATTTCAATAAAAAGAATATGAGAAGTTTATCTCAGTCAGAATACGATCAAACAGATAGGGTAAAAACTAATATTTTATTTAGCTTAAGTCCTTATGAAACTATCAGTAACGAGAGTATCCAAGAAAAACTACAAAATACAAAAGCATCTGATAAAGTTAGTCAATATACTCAATTCTCCAACCAGATCAGGTCTAGCGTAAATAAAGACTTGACAACAGAAGACCATAAGCAATTAAAAGCTTATTTTTATTCCATGGTGTATTCTTGAGAATGGAGGTATCTTATGCATATTTTTAGACAAGAATATAACGACGGCTTAGCCGATAGTATCAGTAGCAATCAGTCTGTTTCGTTTGCTTCTGTAGCGGAACCGTTATGTGTTGATGCTGTTTCTAAAAAAATGAAAGCATTGGCATCTATTAGCGACACTGACATGTATTATGTACAGTCTATCTTAGTGTCTTCTAACTGGAATAGAAACGATGATATTTTCGATCCTGGTGAAATCTGGAAAGCTAAAGAAACCCCAGAACATAAACCCACCAATCTTAATCATGATGAAAATACTATTGTAGGACATATAATTTCTAATTATCCTATTACTGAGGAAGGTCTATTAATAGACAAAAATACTCCATCAGAAAACCTGCCTGAGAGCTTTCATATATTAACAGGGGCAGTAATTTACAAAGCATACACAGATCCAGATCTTAAAGAAAGAACTAGGGATCTCATAGAGACTATCGAAAATGGCACAAAATATGTTAGCATGGAGTGTTATTTTGATAATTTTGATTATGGGGTTACTGACAAAACAGAAGGTTCATATAAAGTAATTGCTAGAGATGACGACAGCGCATATCTTACAAAATACCTTAGAGCCTATGGTGGTAGTGGAGAAAAAGATAGTTTTAAAATTGGTAGAGTTCTTCGTAATATTACCTTTAGCGGTAAAGGATATGTTGATAAACCAGCTAATGTTAATAGTATCATTCTAAAAAACAAATTGGATTCTTTTGACGATTTAAAAAAAGAAGAACCTAAAAAATCGATTTCTGAAAATAAAGGTGTATCAAATAATTACATAGAAACTCATACTGTGGAGGCTTGTATAATGAGCAAACAAGAAGATTTAGAAAAACCAATCGAAACAGTTACAGAAGAGCAGGCTGTTGCTTGTGAGGCTGAAGCTACGGAAACAGCAGTTTCTGATGCTCCTCCTCATCTCCGTTCTGAAGAACTACAAGAAGAAGTACCAGAAGAAACTCCTCAGGTTGAAGTTATTGACCATGAGAGTGTCATTGCGGAAATGCAAGGCAAACTTAGCCAAGCAGAAGATGCTGTGAAAAAGAAAGAAGAAGAGAAAGCCTTGATGAAGAAAAAACTTGACGATGCTGAAGCGACCATGAAAAAAATGGACGAAGAAGTTAAAAGCATGAAGAATAAAGAACTTATGGCTAAACGTAAAGCTTCTCTAATTGAATGTGGTTTTGACGACTCAGATTTACAAGAGTCTTTAGCTGCCTATTCTAAACTTGATGAAGAAGCATTTGATGCTGTTGTTGCCGTTTACAAGAAGAAAATGGCTAAAGTTGATGAAGAGAAAAAAGAAAAAGATGCTGAAGCAGGAATGCCACCAGCTCTTAAAGAAGCTTTAGATAAGAAAAAGAAAGAAAAAGAATCTAAGGCAGATACTGAATTTGATACAACAGAAGAGATTTTAGAAGAGGTTGAAGAAACTGAAGCTCTAGATCTTACTGTTGGTGGCTCAGACGAATCTGAAGTCAATACAACTAGTGCAGCTTTGATAGATTTTGTTTACTCTAGACTCGGTAAAAAACTAAATAAGGGAGAATAAAAATGGCTCTAAAACCTGATCGTATCGAATTATTAACAGATATTTCGTACTTCATGAGTACAACTGGCGTTAGGGGTGGTGTTGTTGCTGTCTCTACATCTTCAACTGGTGTTGGAGCTGCTATGGATGACGCCAATGCTGTTGTTGCATATGCTAGCAATCCTAGTGGTGCATATCCAGTTGGAGTACTACTGAATGATGTTGTTGATCTTGATCTTACAAGACAGCACATTAATTATCATAAAGACGAAGTACAAAAGGGCGGCAAAGTTGCTGTTCTTAGAAATGGTCAAGTCACAACTAGTAACATTGACGGGACGCCAGCTGCTGGTCAAACCGCTTATGTAGGTAGTGGTGGTAATGTTAGTGCTACACAAGAAGCCGGTGCTGTTGCAGTCGGTCAATTCTTGAGCGCTAAAGATTCCGATGGTTACGCTAAAGTTTCAATCAACGTTTAATAATGGGAGAAAAAATAATGTCAGCATCTTACGAGAAATTTGAGCCAACATCAGAATTAACTGATTTGCTAATTCGTTCTGGTTCAAACGAAAAAAACCAATCCTTAGAAGCTAACGCTCAATTTGCTAAAGCTCTAGAACTACCATTAAGACAAGGTGTCTTAAACGGTAATATTTTAGACGGTATTTTTGAACCAGTTAGACTATCAGAAAGTGCTACTCCAGAATTTCCTTTGGATTTTTTGGCTCCTGGTACTGAAAAAGACTTTGTTGCTTATACCATTCCAAATCATGGTTATATTCCAGAACGTCATGTAGAAGGCGATTACGTCATGGTTCCGACCTATGATGTAGGTGCTAGCATTGACTACTTACTGAAATATGCCCGCGATGCTCGTTGGGATGTTGTTGGTCGTGCTATGGAAGTGCTTGAGGCACAGTTTGTTAAGAAGATGAATGATGATGGCTGGCATACGTTGCTCGCTGCCGCTGTAGACCGTAACATTGTAGTATTTGATGATGATGCTGCAAATGGTCAGTTTACTAAGCGATTAGTGAGTCTTATGAAAACTGTCATGCGTCGAAATGGTGGTGGTAACAGTGCTTCCAATAACAGAGGCGCTCTTACAGACCTTTATGTTTCTCCTGAAGCTATGGAGGACATCAGAAACTGGGGTGTTGATCAGGTTGACGAGGTTACTCGTCGTGAGATCTATACCGCCGCCGATGGCAGTGTAAACAGAATTTTCGGTGTTAATCTTCACGATCTTGATGAGTTAGGCTCAGGTCAAGAATACGAGTTATTCTATGGCAATCAGCTTTCTGGTACAAAACCAGCTAATCATGACACTGAGGTTGTTGTAGGTCTCGACTTACGCAAGAGAGATTCTTTTGTCATGCCAATTCGTCAAGAAGTGCAAATCTTCGAAGATGACACGCTTCACAGACAGAAGAGAGCAGGTTTCTACGGATGGGCAGAACAAGGTTTCGCTGTTCTAGACAATCGTAGAGTATTACTTGGCTCGCTTTAATTGTCTGAATACTACTTCCTAGTAGAAAAGGGCTTGCTCTTGCAGGCCCTTTTTTTATGGGATTGTGTATACTTACGTAAAGAGACTACTATATAAGGAGCAAGCAATGGCAGCAAGCCTGTATGATTTTAGTATCGAACAAGGGTCTTCTTTCAAACTAACCCTAGTATATAAAGATACCAATAGTAATCCAGTAGATATTAGAGGTTGGTGTGCCCGGTTGACTTGGACTACCAACGTTGGGGACACAAGCACATTCACCACAGAAAATTCAGATTCTTCTCTGTATAACTTTAGTATCGTCAACGACGATTCTGGTACTATAATCTGGGAAATACCAGCAGCACAAACCAATCTATACACATGGAAGAATGCAAAATATGATTTCGAACTACAGTCCATAACAGATATATATACAGGAGGAGGTAAATTTACATCTAGAATATTATATGGTACAACTACCATTGTAAGCAGATATAGTAAATCCACAACTTCTCTGGAGTGTCAGACATAATGAGCGAATGTACAGGAAATTTTTCTGAGATCGTTCACGGTCAAGCAGAGGAAATACTTGTTAATCAAAGCGGTATTATAAATGTTCAAGTTAATGAAACAAATAGCGTATTAGAGGTTACGTCTAGCGTTAATAATACAGGGTTAAATAATGTAGTTATTCAACAAGTAAGTGAATCAAATATAGAGATAAACACTTGTATGCTCCCATTATCGCATCCAAACATAGATGCTGCTTCTTCTGTAGATAATCAGGGTAGTTTATTTATTCAGGATGTTTTGTTAGATCAGTATGGTCACATAACAGGATTAGAATCTGCTTATGCTACTGGAACAGGAATTGGTGGTGGTGCTTCTACTTTCTTAAATCTCACTGACACTCCGTCTAGTTTCGGTGGTCAGGGCTCCAAACTTATTGCTGTGAATTCAGAAGGTTCTGCATTAGAATTCGTGTCGGGAGTTTCGTCTTCATCTACAGATGCTTTTGTAACAGGTGTTCGTTATGATTCAAGTAGTTATGAGATAGTATTATCGACCCATTCTGGAACTGTTACAGGGGTGCTGTCCAATGTAATACACAGCGGAGACAATATTAGCTTGTTGACGAATGATGTTTCTTATATTACAGGATTTACAGAGACTATTAGTTCTGGTGACCCCGTAAGCTTTTTAGTTAATGATTTAAATTATGTATCTAGCGGAGATAATATAAGTGAACTAATAAACGATGTTGGATTTGCTACAACCGGACAGCTATTTTCTACATCAGGACATTTACAATCTCAAATAGATGCAATACCAGTAGATACAAATATTTTTGTAACAGGTGTCGAATATAATACAGAACAAAGAAATGTAGTATTAAGCAGAACAGATTCTGTTACATTAACTGGTAATATGGATGTAGTTGTGCATAGTGGAGATAACATAACAAAATTAGTAAATAATGCAGGGTATATTACGGGATATACCGAAACAGACCCTATATTTAGTGCTTCTCCCGCTAGTGGTATTGTTTCTGGGGATATAACCAACTGGAATGACGCATACAGCTGGGGAGATCATTCTCTGAG